TCCGGCGGCTATGCCGGGTACCGCTCCGACAATCGGACGGTATGCGAACTGATGCGCCTGGGTGACGCCTGGACATACGAGCCGTATGAGCGGTTCGATGTGGTGATGCCAGACGGAACGACAAAATCCTACGGCCGCATCAGCAGGAGCAACTGCACATGGGACAGCGAGTTCCAAGTATTCACGCTGACTGCCGATGTGGAGGAATCAAGCACTCGGAGCGAGGACATCTCGATGGACTACGACTTTTCCCATTCGGATGATATGACTTCGCTTTCCTGCGGCAACGACTATCAGGCAACGGTCATCCCCGTGGACATCAACATCTGGATATCCCGCCTGTTCCTCGGTGACGCGGACGGCTTCTCCATCCTCTACTACCAAGACGTGGACTCCCTCATCTATTGGGCGAACGAGGCGGCTTATCGGTGGAATCTCCGGGGAATGTGTATGTGGTCCCTTGGGCAGGAGGATCTGCGGCTGTGGGAGTGGCTGCCGAAACAGGTCTGACACTATGAAAACAATACACAGTTTCTGCCTCTGATATTTGTACAGATTATGCTCCGAATTACCTTGATAAATGCGCGGTTCAGAGTGATATATGTACATACCAAAACGAACGGAGGGTACGGCAATGACAAGATTTGAAAGAGAATGGAACGGAGAACTTGGAGAGTTCTGGAAGAAGCATGCCCGCGAAGAGGCACAGCGGCTTTTAGACCAGGCAGACAAAATTGAGGTAGAGGATGACGGAGCCGCCAAGTGGAAGACGAACGGCTCATACCTCCCGGCAGATGTGGTCGAGAAGCTGACTTTTGCCGGAGCGACCTGGTTTTCACCGGAGGCAACGGAAGCGAAGCGTGAGACGCAGATCGCAAAGGAACTGGAAGCCTATCGCGGTAACCACAGAGGGCTTGACGCAGAGACGCTCGCCGAGGCAAGGGCGGCATTCGGGGAAGGAACCACGATCTGCGATGTCATAACCGGGGAGAAAATCACCCTGTAAGGCAAAGCAACAAAACACAATATCATCGGAAAACGGCGATTGTCCATAGCGGGCAGTCGCTTTTTTCATACAAAAATTCAACCAGAGAAAGGAAGGTACAAGCGTATGAAAGAATTCTGGAACACCATTCAACTCATCTTTACGGCAATTGGCGGATGGCTGGGCTACTTCCTCGGCGGCTGTGACGGTCTGCTCATCGCTCTTGTGGCGTTCGTGGCAATCGACTACATCACGGGCGTCATGTGCGCTGTGGCGGACAAGAAGCTCTCCAGCGAGGTCGGCTTCAAGGGTATCTGCCGCAAGGTGCTTATTTTTCTTCTTGTGGGGATTGCCAACATCCTCGATGTGCAGGTCATCGGCACGGGCAGCGTCCTGCGCACGGCGGTGATCTTTTTCTACATCTCCAACGAAGGTGTATCTCTCACGGAGAATGCCGCGCACCTGGGTCTGCCTATACCGGAAAAGCTGAAGGCGGTGCTGGAGCAGCTCCATGACCGCGACACCGATGGAAAGGACGGTGACGAGTAATGGCTTACACAAACAGTTCAATGGTGGCTTACACCAAACTAAGCCCGAACCATTCCGGGCTGCGGACACATTCCATCGACCGGATCACTCCTCACTGCGTGGTCGGTCAGTGTACGGCGGAGGGACTTGGGGACTGGTTTTATAAATCCAGTACCCAGGCATCCTCGAATTACGGCATCGACAAGGACGGTCGTGTCGGAATGTATGTGGAGGAGAAGAACCGCTCCTGGTGTTCTTCCTCCAATGCCAATGACCAGAGGGCAATCACCATCGAGTGCGCATCCGACACCACGGAGCCGTATGCGTTCCGCGATATCGTATATCAGACGCTCATCAAGCTGTGCGTGGATATCTGCAAGCGAAACGGCAAGACGAAACTCCTGTGGTTTGGCGATAAGGACAAGACGCTTGCCTACGAACCGAAGTCCGGCGAGATGGTGCTGACCGTCCATCGGTGGTTCGCCAATAAGTCCTGTCCCGGCAACTGGATGTATGCCAGGATGGGTGATCTTGCGGAAAAGGTCACGGCGGCTCTCGGTAGTGGTACTGGGGGGACCGATGGTTCCGCAACTACACAAGGAACACAGGCTTCCGCCTTTTCTTCGCTTTCAGAGTCGGATGTTGTAAAGAGTGTAGGGACATTGTTTACGGCAGATCAGAAGAGAACAGGCATCCTCGCCTCGGTTTCGATGGCGCAGTTCATCCTTGAATCCGGATATGGCAAGTCGGAGCTGGCGCAGAACGCCAATAACGTGTTCGGCATGAAATGCTCCCTCTCCGGCAACACGTGGAGCGGTTCGAACTGGGACGGAACGAGCAAGTATACCAAGCAGACGAAGGAACAGAACACGGACGGCAGCTATACCACCATCACAGCGGACTTCCGCAATTACCCGTGTGTGGAGGATTCCATTGCCGACCATTCCGCATATCTGCTCGGCGCGAAGAACGGCAGCAAACTCCGCTATGACGGTCTGAAGGGCTGCACCGACTACAAGAAAGCGGCGCAGATCATCAAGGACGGCGGTTACGCCACAAGCCTTACCTATGTGCAGAACCTCTGCTCCATCATCGAGCGGTGGAACCTTACGCAGTTCGATGTGAAGGAAAGCGAGACGGCTGTCGCATGGTACCGTGTTCGTAAGACCTGGGCGGACGCCAAAACGCAGAAAGGCGCGTATAAGATTTTGGAGAACGCCAAGAAGTGCGCGGATGCCAATCCGGGATATAGTGTGTTCGATGTAAACGGTGTAAACATCTACACACCGAACACAACATCTGATTCCGCGGCGGCGGTTCCGTTCTTCGTGAAGGTCAGCATCAGCGATTTGAACATCCGTAAGGGTCCCGGTACGGACTATGCGAGGACGCAGTATATCCCTGTCGGCGTTTATACCATTGTGGAGGTCAAGTCTGGCAAGGGCTCGACCGCAGGATGGGGACGCTTAAAGAGCGGCGCGGGATGGATTTCGCTCGACTATACCGTCCGTGTATAACGAAGAATATCTGAATTTATTTGAGCCTGTGGGCATTCCCGTTGCGGAGTGTCCACAGGCTCTTTTTTGTTATGAGGTTAAAATCCGGCGCATATCTTTTGACTGTGACTTAGGAGGTCTCAGTCATGGATGGATTTCAGAAGGAACAGATCAGGAACCTTCGGAGAGAAGGTATGAGTTATGCGAAAATCGCAAAGCAGGTCGATGTTTCCAGGGATGCGGTCATATCCTTTTGCCGCAGGAACGGTCTGCAGGAAATAAAAAAGCCGATTCCGGTTGTGAATACCGATGCAGCAGATGTCTGCCGTGAGTGTGGAAAGCCACTGATCCAGGTGGACGGGATGAAACGGCGCGTGTTCTGCTCAAAAGAATGCCGCGTTAAGTGGTGGAAGGAGCATCCGGAACGGCTGAATCAAAAGGCAGTGTATCAGTACACGTGTCCGCACTGCGGTAAGCCATTCTCTGCCTATGGCAACTCCAAGCGGAAGTATTGTTCTCATGCCTGCTATATCTCTGATCGATTCGGAGGTGGAGCGGATGAATGAGGCGGAATTTCATGCGGAGAAAATGTACCTTCTGTGCCTTGGAACGGCGAAAGCGATGCTTAAGAAGGGCGTCATTTCAGAAGAAGAGTTCACTAAAATTGATACAATGCTGCTCGAAAAATACAAGCCAACTTTGTCTACATTATTATCGGGAAAACCCTTGATATAACTGGCTTTTAGAGTGATATATAGTGTCGGAAAGGAGTTGATTTCATGCCGAAAATCACGAGAATCAAGCCGGGTATCAAGGCACTCCCGGCAAAGAAAAAAGTGGCGGCCTACGCAAGGGTCTCCAAGGACACCGAGCGGCTGCTTCACTCCGTTTCCGCACAGGTAAGCTATTACAGCGATCTCATCCAGAAGAATCCGGAATGGGAATATGCAGGCGTGTACGCTGACTCCGGCATAACAGGCACTCTCGTCGCAGGACGCAGTGAGTTCGGACGGTTGCTGGAGGACTGCGAGGCTGGCAAGATTGACATCATCCTTTGCAAGTCGATTTCCAGGTTTGCGAGAAACACGGTCGATCTGCTGAATACGGTCAGACATTTGAAGGACATCGGTGTGGAGGTTCGGTTCGAGAAAGAGCAGATCAATTCGATGAGCGGGGATGGAGAACTGATGCTTTCCATCCTCGCTTCTTTTGCCCAGGAAGAGAGCCGGAGCATTTCCGAAAATGTGAAATGGGGCATCCACAAGCGGTTCAAAAACGGAGAGATCGGTGCGGCAAACAAGCACATCCTTGGCTACCGGTACGATGATGAACTGAAAAAGTATGTCATCATTCCCGAAGAAGCCGAGGCGGTCAGATGGATGTTCCAGATGTACATCGATGGCGTTACCCTGCGGGACATTGCGGATAGCATGAACAATGCGGGCATCCGTACCACGCTGGGAAATGACTTTCAGGAAGCCTCAGTACGGCAGCTGATTTTCAACGAGGTCTATGCCGGGGATATCCGCCGACAGAAATGCTACATCGAAGATCCCATCACCAAAAGGAAGGTGCCAAATCGCGGAGAGCTGCCGCAGTATTACATGGCAGACAGCCACGAGGCTATCATCGACCGCGACACCTACGCAAAGGTAAAAGCGGAAATGGAGCGACGGGCTTCGCTGCTGAATCCGACATATTGCTTTACGGGAAAGTTCAAATGCGCCGTATGCGGGGCGAACTTTACGAGGAAGAAAGGCAGGGTCAGGGGCAAGGAATATGTGGACTGGATCTGCCGCAGCAAAAAAGAGCCTGGAGTCACCTGCAAGAGCCACAATTATCCTGAACATAAGCTGATGGATATTTGCGCCGAACTGATGGAAACGGACGGATTCGATGAAGAAGCGTTCGAGAGGAATGTTAAGCAGATCACCTCGCTTGCGGACGGCAGTATTGAGATGCAGCTTTATGGCGGCGAGGTCAGACAGTGGCAGATGCCGCCAAAGCCGGTCAAGCCGAAGAAAATAAAGCCGGAGAGCAAGCGTCCAAGAAACCTGTTCGACGGGAAAATCTTCTGCGGCAAGTGTGGCAGACGGTTTGGCAGAGCCATCAGCGATACAACGGACGGCGGTCACCTTTACTGGTACTGCCGAGCAAAGAGCAATCACGGAATCACCTGCGACAGTGTCAACTATCCCGATTCAGAGATCAGGGACATCTTCTGCCGGGTCATGGGGAAGAAAACCTTTGACGAGGATTACTTCACAAAAACGGTCGACCGCATGGTGGTTCAAGCCTCCGGCAGTATTGACTTTCATCTGAAGGACGGCACGGTCAAGACATATGAGACGCTCAAGCTGCGGAGCAACAGGCACGAGACCACATCCACGGATGAGTTCACCGGGATGATTCGGTGCGCCTGCTGCGGAAACATTTACCACAGATACTGCGGATACGGAAAGTACGTTTACTGGCGATGCTCCGGCAAGCACAAGGTCAGGACGGAATGCAACGGGCAGGACCTGGCGGATTTCAACATCCGTAAGGTTTCCGCCTACATTCTCGGCATGGATGATTTTGACGGGAAAGCATTCACGGAGCAGATCGACCACATCACAGCATTGGAAGACGGAAGTCTGGAATACTTTTTTAAAGACAGGAGGGCAAAAAAGTGGCAAAGAACGTAATCACAATACCCGCCACCATCAGCAAGTTCACAGCCTCTCCCCTCGGCAGCAGGAAAAAGCGGAAGGTTGCCGCCTATGCCCGCGTTTCAACGGACAGGGACGAACAGCTGACGAGCTACGAGGCACAGGTGGACTACTACACGAATTACATCAAAGGGCGCGAGGATTGGGAGTTTGTCGCCGTGTATGCTGACGAAGGCATAACCGGCTGCAATACGACGCATAGAGACGGTTTCAATTCTATGGTCGAGGATGCCCTGGCGGGAAGAATCGACCTCATCGTGACAAAAAGCGTGAGCCGCTTCGCAAGGAACACGGTAGACAGCCTTACGACCATCCGAAAGCTGAAGGAGAACGGCACGGAGTGCTATTTCGAGAAGGAGAACATCTGGACATTTGACGGCAAGGGCGAATTGCTCCTGACCATCATGTCAAGCCTTGCACAGGAAGAGAGCCGCTCCATTTCGGAGAACTGCACCTGGGGACAGAGAAAGCGTTTCCAGGACGGCAAGGTCACGGTGCCGTTCAAGCGTTTCCTCGGATACGACCGGGGCGAGGACGGCAACCTGGTGGTAAACGAGGAGCAGGCGGTCATCGTCCGCAGAATCTACGGGCTTTTCCTGCAGGGAAAAACACCGTATGCGATTGCGCGGCAGCTCACCGAGGAGGGCATCCCGACGCCGGGCGGTAAAAAGAACTGGGGCAAGAAAACGGTCGAGAGCATACTTACCAACGAAAAGTACAAAGGCGACGCCCTGCTCCAGAAGGTCTACACTACGGACTTCCTGACAAAGAAAAAGAAGAAGAACGAGGGCGAGGTGCCGCAATACTATGTGGAAGGAAACCATGAAGCGATTATCCCTCCCGCACAGTTTGACAGGGTGCAGAAGGAGATGCAGAGACGGTTCGGTGATACGGACCGGCACGGCTGCGTGAGCATTTTCTCCAGCAAAATCCGATGCGGTGACTGCGGCGGCTTTTACGGCTCGAAGGTGTGGCACTCCAATGACAAGTACAGAAAAGTCATATGGCGGTGCAATCACAAGTACGATGACGGAAAGAACTGCTCCACGCCTCATTTGGACGAGGACACCATCAAGGCATTGTACCTCAAAGCCCTGCGGATTCTCGGAGAGGAGCGGGACGAGATCATCGCCACCTTTGAAGCCATCAAGGACAAGATGTACGATACCACGGAGCTGGAGACAGAACAGGCAGCCTTGCAACAGGAGGTCATGGTGGTAACGGAACTGGTCGAGCAGTGCATCAGCGAGAACGCCCATGTTGCACAGAATCAGAAGGATTACCAAAAGAAGTATGATGCTCTCTCCGAACGCTATGACAGGACAAAGGAACGGCTGGATAAGGTCAGCGGCAGGATCATGGAGCGTCAGGCAAAGCGGGAAATGATCGAGGCGTTCCTTCATGACCTGGCAGAGATGGATGAGGATGTACAGGAATTCACGGATGACCTTTGGTTCAACCTTCTCGACCATGTGACGGTTTTCTCGAAGAAGGATGTGCGCTTCACCTTCAAGAACGGGACGGAGATCAGTGTGAAATAACGGCAGCAGAACACGGCCGGACACCTTGCGGATTGCGGGATGTCCGGCTTTCTCTATGCAAAATTAAAATGTACGGCAACAGCAGAGCAAGGCAAAATTATAAAGTATGGCAAAATCAAAAAGTGTAGGGCAAAGTTAAAAGGTTCAAGGCAAAATCAAAAGGTATAGGGGCAAAATGTAATTGTATCGCTTTGGGATACTACTTAGACGAGGGTATTTCGGCAACCAATACTAAAAAGCGTGATGGTTTCAAGAGAATGATACGTGATGCCCTGGAAGGAAAGATTGATTTGATCATCACCAAGTCGGTGTCCAGGTTTGCCCGAAATACAGTGGATACCTTAACAACTGTCCGTCAGCTTAAGGAAAAAGGCGTGGAAGTATACTTCGAAAAAGAAAACATATATACCTTGGACAGCAAGGGCGAACTTTTGATTACTATTATGTCAAGTTTAGCGCAGGAAGAAAGCCGGTCAATCAGTGAAAACGTCACCTGGGGCCAAAGAAAGCGCTTTGCCGATGGCAAGGTCAG